AGAGTCCAGAGGACGAAGGCTCCTGTGATCCACGACTTTCCAACGCCACGGAAAGCTTGTATTTGAAGACGCTTAGGTCCATACTGAAGATAGTCTGCGATTGCATATTGTGCACGGGTAGGGGATGGTAGACCAAGCTGATCCCACAGAGCTTGAAGAAATAGTTTAAAGTCGTCTTGTAAGGCTAATAAGGTATTATTCATTTATCATAAAGTCTTCTATTTCTATCTTTACCTGGAGGAAGTTCATCTCTAATAATACTTCTATTAATAGCATCAACTTCTCCAGCTTTACCTTCAATTTTATCTAGTGCTATATCAGATTTAGCATCAATCTCTGCTCTTCTTAATTCACCTTTCTTTAATCTATTAAGATAATCATCAATTAATCTGAACATTTCTCTACGATAGAATTTTAACTGATAAGGACCAGTTAAACCTCCAGGTTCAGACTTTTGCCATTTCTTTATACCTTTTCTTAGATATTCTGTAAAATGTTCTTGATGTGAAAAAGGTATAACAGACACATTATCTATTGCATTACCAAAATCACCTAAAAATCTCATATACTCAAGATCTACATTAGGGCTGTGTCCCATTAATAAATTTGCTAATGACATGAAATCTGATCGTGCTCCTCTATTTCTATTTCCAGCTTCTATTAATAAATAATCTGAAGATTTTGGTACTTTTGTTCCATTATTTATTGCTTTAAAATTTGGACCTTTAGGATCTAATTTAAAGAAATCTCTTATAGAACGTATTATTTCTGGACGTAAATTAGAAACAAAATCAGCAGTAGTAACAACTCCAGGTTCTACTTTTCTTGCTATATTTTTAGCAGATGTAACATGACCAAGTTCTACTAATTTTGCTGTAGTAGGATTAGATACCATTCTTGTATACAAATCAAAAGCTAAATTTTCTGCTTGTTTATGAGACATTCTAAACTTTTTCGGACCCATGGGTACTCCATCAACTCCAGATAAAGCAAATTGTAGAAATTCAAAAGGATATCGTTGATTCATAAAATCAATTTCATCCCATGTAGTTTTATAAGCATCTATTTGTTTTTGTATAAAACTTTGAATTTGCTCATCTGTACCACCATAAAGTTCTTTTAATCTTTTACCTATTGTTTGCCAATTAGCAATAGATGTACCTCCACCAGGAGGTCTTCCAGGTTTAGATGGTCTTATATACTCCCACCCTGGTCCTTCAAAACCTGGACCTTGTGTAGCTAATTCTAAATCTTCTATACTAGGATTTTTATTTTTATTTAAAAATATACTACTATATACTTTTTCTGGAGTACTACGTCCGAGTTTAGGTATTTTTTCTACAGGATGCTGTAATGCATAAAGAAGAGCTTTACCTTGTCTAGTTATTTCAGTTTTACGAAGTTTAAGAGAAAGTTGTATTCTTTCAGCCGCACTTTTTAGATTACCACCAGGAGGTAAAGTACCTGCACCACTAGCAATCATAGGATTCTGTTTTGCCATCAAAGCAGCAGCATCAGCTATAGCAGCAGATCCAACTATTTTACTATACTTACTAACTTTACCAGCTGCTTTATACATACCATATCCAGGTATAAACCATTCACCTACTTCACCTACTATGTGACCATATCTAGGATCAACACCAGCCTTCTCTAAGCCATAGCCTAGACCTCTACCTACGTAGTAAGCTGGTGCTCCTAATAGTTGTAAGCCTTGTTTAATACCAGGAGCACTTAAGACGATCCCTATATTCTTAACACCACCAAGACCAATTCTAATAGCATCATCATGCCAAGTATCAGGATCTTCTTGAGATGCTTCCACAACACTTGAACCGAATTCAGTAAACTTATCACCTATGTCATCTAAGAGTCGAGATCCTAATAGATTAGGAGCCTTCTTTAGATTCTCTATATGCTCTTTATCTGTTATATTACCAGCTTTGTGAGCTTTATCTGTAGCTTTAATAGCTTTATCTTTAGGAGCATTCTTTTGAGCATCTTCATCATATATCTCCTGCATATCTTCAGGAGTTTTATAGTGACCAGGCATAGTTACCTCCTCTTAGCACCGCCTCTGGCGCGGTTCTTCTTAGGTATTTCTAGTGTAAGTCTATTACCCTTATGAGATACATCCTTACCACCTTTACCCATTATACCTAGTTTCCTACGTCTACGAG